ATCACCACCAACGCTGGCGGTATTCCCTACCTCAGCGTGGGCAACGTTACCGTAGGCACCGATGCAGTTGACCTGGCACTTGGTTTCCGCCGCATCGCTCCAGTGGGCTATATGACAATCCGTCTTGCCACTGCGATTCCCGCGGACACCACTACCACATTGCCAGTGACATTGACCCTCAACGGCACAACGAGGAACCTGACATTGTATGACGGCACCCAGGCCACCGTGGCCGACATCATCGGCGGTGGTGTGTTCACCGTCTTCAATGACCGCTTCAACGGTGTGCTGCAACTGACATCGAGAACAACCACAACAACAGCGTAAAATAAATTAAAATCAAATAACCATGTTTCAGAATCTAAGACCAGGCAACACAATCTATATCCTGGACAAGACCGACGTGCCAGCTTTGAAGACCGGCACAGTGTTAAATGTGGGCAGCCCCATGGCAGTGTACAACACCCAGACGGCAGGGCTGACAATGGGCATGCAGCCCAAGATGGAGCTTAGCGTGCGTGCCAAGGTGGGAGAGCAAGAGGGTGACTTTGCCCATCTGCCTACCGACCAGGGAGTGCATGACTACGGCAACATGATAGTTGCCGACTCCAGGGAAGCCATGCTCAGCGAGGTTGACGCCATGAAGCAGAGAGCGCAAGAGGTGCTCGACAGCGTGGACAAGAACAAAGCCACCATCGCCGCGTGCGAGGGCATGTTCAAGGTGCTCAACCCCAACTTTGCCAAGGAAGCCGAGCGCGATGCCGAGATTAAGAACCTGAGCGGACGACTTGACGGGATAGAGGCTAGCCTGTCGCAGATCACGAAACTCCTAAACAAGAAATAAAGACTATGAGTTACATACTTGAATTCCGCGACGAGCAAGAGCGCGACGAGCTGATGACCAAACTCAACAAGGCCAAGAAAGCCCTGTGTGAGGTGTGCGAGATGATGGAAGAGGCCGAGGGTGGCGAGCAGACCATGAACGAGCGTGGCATGTACCGTGACGACATGTACTATCGCCGTGGTGGCCGCTATCGTGACGGAGGCCGTTATGGATATTGATTCAGTTATCAGTTTTCGGTAACCAGTAATCAGTTAACAACATCCCCCTGGTTCCCTTGCTAGGGAACTGGGGGTTAAAAATATAAAGACTATGAAGAAGATGGATTTGACACAATATGACAAGAAGCCCGAGGCGATGGTCAACTACCTGCGCTACAATGGTCCTCACTTCTCAAAGGCGCTGTGCGAATGGGCAGTGGGTAAGATGAAGAAAGACGGCAGCAAGATAACCCCCTGGGGCAAGAAGGAGGTGAGCGGACTGCTGAAGAATGCCGGTGTGGAGATAGAGAACGACGCCCTGTATGACAGCGTGTATGTCGCCAACATGTGCAAGGCCGACTACCTGGGCAGCAGCATCGCCGACGAGACCCAGGTGGCGCGCTATGTGAAAGATGTGCTTGACGACGAGGACGGTTACGACGGCATTGCCTTCAACCGCTTCCTCGCCGACTGTGCCCGCAAGGGAGTTGTCATCCCCTGGGAAGATGTGGTGTGATGAAGGCTCGCTACATCGACATAGTGAAGAAGTGGGCCTTTGTGTTTGCCTACGGCATCGGCGAAGATGATGTGGAAGACGTGGGTGACTGGCTCGAAGCCCTTGGCGCAAGCCGAAGAGAGATAGCCAGGGCATGCCGCATGATCCTCGGGACAAACAAAGGCTTCACCTACTCCAACAGCGACCTGCGCATGAGCGTGATGTGCATCAGCCACGCCAGCAGCCGCGAGCAGTGGTGGGACACCGTGGCCCATGAGGTGGACCACCTTCAGACCGCCATACTCGACTACTACCATGTGGAGCCGGGCACTGAGGATGCCGCGTGGCTGCAGGGCTACCTAGTGCGGCAGATAGTTAAGGTAATGCGTAATGCATAATTGAGGGAGCTTGCAGGCTCCCTTTTTTTTGTGTGTTAAGAAATAAAAAGGTGATGAGGATGTGGGTGGGTAACTTTGTTTGATTAATTTTTTTAAGCGAGATGGACTGGTTAAGTAATTTGTCATTAATAACAGCCGTTGTGGCGCTTGTGGTTGTTGTGGCCATGGGAATAGATTTGGCTAGCGGCTTATATAAAGCCTCTCTTCGCGGAGAGACCAAGACGAGCTTCGGGTTACAAAGGACGACGCTCAAGTGTATAACGTATCTTGGGTCGGTGCTCATATGCTACGGCATCGACGTGCTTGTGCATATGGGCAAGATGTGGGAAGCAATTGGTTGGGAGTGGCTTATTGGCGTGCCGGTGTTCGCGATTATCATCGGTGTTTTCAACTGCGTGGTGGAACTCATCAGCGTGCGCGAGAAGGCCGACGCAAAGGCCGATAAGAAGGCGCTCAAGAGCATCTACGCATTGATGCAAGGTCTGCGCCAGAGCGAAGCCACCGAGCTTCTTAAAGCATTACAGGATATAACCGACAAAAAAGAAGAGCGATGAAAACATTGAAGAAAGGCAGTAAGGGTGACGATGTGGAGGTGCTTCAACACCTGCTCAACGTGGAAGGCCACAAGGTCACGATTGATGGCGACTTCGGGGTGAAGACCGAGGCTGCCGTCATTGCGTTCCAGAAGGCACACGCAAAAGAATGTGGTGAAGCTGATGGCGTGGTGGGCGCGAAGACGTGGGCTGCGCTGGGTTGCGTTAGCAACGCAACAAACAATGACAAATGTGTAGACCCCTCGGTGGTTTACGCGCCACTTGATTGCTGCATCTCCAAGTCCCCGAACCGCAGCATTAAGTATCTTGCCATCCACTATACGGCTGGCGCAAGTTCCGCTCCAGGTAGAGCCAAGAACATGAAGGTGTCGTGGGAGAAGGCGAAGCGTGCCAGTGCCGACTTTGGCATTGACGACCGTGACATGGTGCAGTTCAACCCCGACCCGAGGAACTACTACTGCTGGGCTGTAAGTGGTGGTAACGGCATATATAACTCGAATAGTATCTCGATTGAGATGTGCTCTAACTTGAAAAGGGGTACGAGCGCGAAGTGCCCAAACCACGAGGGCTGGTACTTTACCGAGGCAACGTTGAGCAATGCTGTGAGGCTCGCCAAGATATTGATGGCTAAGTTCAACATCCCCCTTGAGCGAGTGGTGAGGCATTATGATGTCACAAAGAAGAACTGCCCCGGTGTGCCTGGGTGGAATGACGGGGTGCTTTATAACACCGACGGCACGAAGACCGGCAAGCAGAATGACAGCTCAGCATGGCTGGCATTTAAAGAGCGATTAAAATAACACACGAGGCGATGCCTCGCAATACAAGACCTGACATGAGACGGAAGATATTGAAAGACATAATAAAGAGTTGCGCACCAGTGGCTGCTGGATTTATTCTTGCGGCACTGGCCTGCCTGCTGCTCTCGCTCTGCTCATGCAAGCCCATGAAGGAGATACAGGTTGAGCGTGTTGAGGTACCAGTTGTTGTGACGCAGGAGCACACAGTGGAGCACACCAAGATAGACCATGTGCGTGACACATTATTTCAGCGAGACTCAATCTTTCACTATGTGAAAGGCGACACGGTGCTCATCGAAAAGTGGCATTACCTGCAAGGCACCACCAATGTGGTGAAGGTTGACACGCTGCATGTTTTTGACTCAGTGCCCTACCCTGTCGAAGTTGAGAAAGTCACCATAAAAAAAGAGGAGGTGGAAAGGCAACTGACGTGGTGGCAGAAGACCAAGATGGGTATGGGCACAGCCTTTATCGTGCTGATTGGTTTTGCCCTAACTTTTGGAGCATTGAGGCTTTATGGAAAATTTAAGAAACTTTGATACATGACGACCTATGCAGGAGATTACAATAACGATAGAGAAAGACAAGGTGATGCACGAGGTTGCCAAGGCGACCAGCTACACCGGCGCCAAAATGATGGCTGATGACCCTGGGGCCTACGACCGCATCTTCGTGAGCGACGAAGAGCGAGAAATGCTTGAGCGCTACTGGGTGGAGGCATGCAGTCTTGTCACTGGCACACTAAAACCCTGGCTAAGCAGCGTGAACGTGCAACCCATCCATCACGGTGCGGACATCACGACAGACTATGAGGCCACATTGTCGATGAGTGACCGTTACGATGCCAGCCTCACCGACTCGGTACAGGCAGCGCTGCTGAGCTTTTTTGTTGCGACAATACTGAGCAAGTGGTATCGGCTGACCAACAAAGGCGAAACCGAAGCCTATGCCAACGAAGCCGCCGCCATGCTGCAGAGCGCAGAGCAGAAGTTGTTACATAAGAAAGCCCCCACAAGATAGTTATGGCAAAGGAAATAATAACGATAACGCTAAACAAAAGCGAGTTGCTCTATGACATAGAGAACAAGGCTTGGCTCACAGGCCGCAGCCGCGAGGACGGCACCAATGATGCCGCCGTGTCGAAGATGCAGGCTGGCGATGAAGATGCAGACCGCAACCAGATGTTGCGCTGCATCACCAACGCCGTAGCCACACTACGCAACAATGTTGCCGAGTGGCTTGGTGATGCCAGTTCAAACGCCGCCAACGACACATTAATCACCGACAGTGTGGCACACACAATCGTGCTGCAGATGCCGACGAACTATAACACCTCGGTCAACAACACCGTTGTGGCAGCTATGCACCAGTATGTGGTCAACACGGCACTTGCCGAGTGGTTTAATATGACGGGCAAAGAAGATGCGGCCGACTATTACACCCTCGCCGCCGCTAACTTACAACAACTGAAAGACGCAATTTATAAACGAGTGAGGCCAACAAGGCCAACACCCACAACAGGTATGAGCCATGATTAAGAAGAGGACAAAGACCGTGACGCTGACATTCCTTAGGGAGCAGCTGCTATATGACATCAAGAACATCGCCTATGTGGAGGGTGATGTGCTGAGCGACGAGGCACAGCACTCCAAGCACCAGGTGCAGGACATAGGCGAGGAGGGCAACATCGACCGTGTGACCAGGATGCTTGACCTTGCGCTGGCACGGTGCAGGGAACACCTGTACCCTTACACCAAAGAGCCAGTGGAGGGGGGAGAGAGCCTTGATGATGTGCTGGAAGACACGGAGACATACACGATTGACATGCTTGTTCCCGACGATTTCTCGACTACGACAGTGAAATACTTAGAGCAGCTGATCCACAACCTGCTCGTGTATTATGTCCTTGCCGACTGGATGAGCATAGCCAACATCGCCAACCCGCAGAGCGCCGCCAACTGGGCTGCCAAGGCTCAGGACTTGGAGGACGAGATTAAAAGCAAGCTAAATGCCAGGACAGGCAGGGTGAGGAAATTCCAGAGCCCGTTTTAATAATACACAATGCATAATGATATAGCGCATGTGATGCGCACTTTGTTTTTCATAATATAAAATTTAATGGTTAATTAATAAGTTGAGCCCGGCGGTCCTCGCGGATAGCCGGGCTCTTTTCAAACATTAAAATTCACTATTATGAACATGCACGTCTATTATCGTGGTCGGTTGGTGTAGCGCAGGTTGTACTGGATAGTGCAGCCGTAGACGCTCTCGTCGGGACGGAAATCAACCAGCAGCACAATGCGGAAGAACTTGTAGGGCGTGCCACGGAAGCCTCGCAGGTAGTGGTCGGTGCTGCTGCTAATGAGGAACCAGTGGAACAAGTCGCGCGAACCATATAGGATGATGCTAATGGGCTTGACGGTGCGTGACGTGTCGAGGTGGTTGAAATAGCCTCGCTGTATCACCGTGTCCCACGTCTTGAGGATATCGGGCTCCAGCTTGATGGGCCGGGTAATAATGAGCCCCTTGA